TTAAAACATGTTATGTATGCAAAAACTGGCGGGAGCGAAGGGATTCGAACCCTCGGCCTCTTGCGTGACAGGCAAGCGTTCTAACCAACTGAACTACGCCCCCTAATTGAAGATGGTGCCGTGTGCCGGAATCGAACTGGCCACCTGATGATTACAAATCAACTGCTCTACCGAATGAGCTAACACGGCATAATGGTGGAGGTAACAGGGTTCGAACCTGCGACCTCTTGAATGCAAATCAAGCGCTCTCCCAACTGAGCTATACCCCCATTCGTATTAATGTATTATATATCTCAATTTGCTCTAAAACTTTTTTAGAATCTGTAGATATTTGGTCTTTCATCATTGCAATATTTTTTGGTAGACATTTTCCACCATAACCTGTGTGTCTATCTGGGCCAGGTACATCCCAATGGGTATTGCCCATTCGTGTATCTTGTTTCAAACAATGTTTTAATTCGTTAAATGACATACCCTCTTCTTGACAAGTATCGTAAAGCATGTTTGCATAAGATATTTTCATACAGTAAAAAGTATTGGTTGCATTCTTCATAAATGCAGCATAAACATTTTCTGTTAAATGCCATTCACTCCAACCTGTAAGTTCTACTAACATTTGTTTTTGGTCTACGTTACCACCAACAACTAATGTTGTAGGATTTAAAGCATCATGTTGCCATGTTCGTTCTGTTAAGAACTCTGGCCAAACTGCAAAGTCTGTATTTTTAACTAATGCAAATGGTATGGTACTTCTAACAAATACATATGGTTTGTTTTTTAATTCTTTTAGATATTTTTCTACTTCGTTAGTTGGTGTGCATATGAAGACAACATCAGCATCTTTGTAATTACATTTTAAATCTTGTTCTGGGTCATGAACACCACATAACATACGATTGTTATTATTAAATAAAATTTGTTCAGTTGCTTTACCAACAACACCGTATCCGATAATTGCTACTTTCATCATTGTTTTTTAAACCCCACTATCTCACATTTGTAATAGTCACCTGCAATTTCTAATGAATCTCCTACGTTAGTACTTCGACAAAATTCTGATGTGAAGTATTTCTTGACATCATTATTGTTCCACCAACCATCGTTAATACTGTTAGTCTGCATATATGCATATTCAAGTTGTTCTGATATGTTTTTACTCTTATCAACAAAGACCTCTGCGACTTTTTGTCTTCTCCCACTAGCCAGTCTATGATAGACGCTAACAGTGTCTTTTCTTGTCATTCGTTCAAGGTTTTGCAAAAGTTTTGTCATAATATTATAATATACTGTATTTTAGTCATATTGTCAAGGGTTAATTCCACCAAGGTTTAGGATTTATTGTATATTCATGCCACCAACCTCTTAAAAGCATTGTGGTATAGTGTCCATTGAATAGAATAACATCATGATTCGCATAATTTGCCATAGTTCGTATGGACGTATATCCGTCTGTGTATCGTTTTGGATTGTGTTCTTGATAGATATAGGAATCTATACCCTTATGATATTTGACATAATAGTAGTCTAAATCGTCAACAACTTTTTGATAGATATGTGAGTAATCACCAGACCATGATACAATATCTGTACTGATAGAATTGACAGCGTAACTCTCATCACTTTGCCACTGTCTACCATCACAAACATGTAATTCTTCTTTTAGAAATTTGTTACAATCACCTTTGATAATAACATCTAAGTCAAATGCTAGATTAATCCAATCGTCTTCACGATACCTATCAAACATAATAAGATTATTAAATGTACCATATTCATCTTCAAATTTGTTTTCTTTGATGACTATAAATTCATCATACTCTATACCAGAGTATGTGTCTATCATGTGTTTGAGATTGTCTTCCCACCACTGGTCAAACTTGTCACCAGTTCGGGTACAGATTATTCTTACCTTTTTTTTAGGTCTAATTGTGTTTGTATCCATTGTTTCGCTCTACCATTTTGTACTGGTTTCTTTAAAAGACCTCTAAGTCTTTTATAAACCGTTGTGAATACTTCTTCGTCAGCATCATTGTTATCTACAATAAGCATTCCTTGCTTAAAGAACAATGAAAATTTTCCTATATTGGCTTGTACACTTTTCCAAGATGACGCCACAAGATTTTCTGGTATACTTCTTTGTCGTGATGCGTTTCTTTCCAACGCAACATCAAGTGAAGTGTTTACAAATATCATATAGGTATCATAACCTAGTTGTTGAAGTTCAGATGCTTGTTCTGTAATCTTGTTATAGTCTTTACCTGTGCCATCAATAACTAGGCCTAATCTTCCTTCAATATAATTGGTTGTACGTGCCTTTGTCAAGGCCTTTGCTCTATCTCTTTGTTTATTTCTTGGACCCTTTTCGTTTTCAGGCATTTTAAGAGACAACCCTGCCTTTTTGAGAAGTCTCTCAAATGCATCATCTGAATTAACCATCTTGAGGCCTTGACCTCGAATAGTTTTTCCAGCAACATAAGACTTACCAGAGCCTGGGCCTCCAGCAAGGAATATTGCTTTAAATATGTTGGGGTCGTAAACGCCCTCTCGTAATTGCGATAATGTAATCATTTTTTGTTTTCTCTATAAACGTTTTATCTTTGTCTTTGTATTTATCATCTGTTAGTCGGTGTGTATTTAAGAAAGTCATCTTACGTAATCTTTGTTTTTGTGATTTTGTCATGTTAAACTCCTTGACTGTTTTTCAGAATAATATAATGTGTTTATAGTGTTTTCTCCTTATGTAATTTCTAAAACTTGGTCGCCAGCACTTTTAGGTATAATATTAGGACCGTCTTCTTTACCTGTTGAAGAATCCTTAACAAGAGACAAAATAACTTCGTGCTTTCTGTCTGCTTGTCTAAATGTGTGTCTAAGTTTGGTTACTAAAAATCTTCCGTTGTATTCAGTATCTACACTACCATCTGAACCAGGTCTATTTAAATTAACTATTTGACCAACTTCTTGCATACAATGACCATTTACTTTCATTGTTGCACCAATGGACGAATTTAATTCAAACATTTTTGACTTTCGATAAAGATTATTTTTTGGTGTGTTGTTTTCTGAATAAGTGTATGAAGAGGTATTGTAGTTGTAGAACGTAGCATCTCTACCTGCAATGTCCGTATGTACGGAGTGAAGGTATCTTTTAGAGTTTGTAAAACTACCAAGATTGTTGCCATTCTCATCTATCTCGCTCTCTGTATATATAGGATTATCTAGATTTCTAGCTTCTCCGTTAATATGTGTAAAGTCATTAAAGTTATTAAAATAACTATGATTAATTTGTTCATATGTTTTTGTATAGGAATTATATTTAATGGTATTTGCACCAAGCATACCACCCATGACATTTAGTAATTGGTCTGCATCATTAGAAATATTAAAGTTAATTACTCTGGCAAATTCTTCTTCAACATTAACAACTTTGGTTGTAGTACCTTCTAATAAACCAATATCACCATCATTATATTCCATAGAAACATCTTGGTCGTATAAATTCTGTAATGTTCTAAAATTAAAACCTTTTGTTGTTTCATAAAAACAATAGTGAGGTGAACCATCATAAGCAGCAGAACGTGAATCACGCATCAATTGAGCTATAAAATCAAATGGGTGTAAATTAGGTACAACATATTTACGTGAATCTAACGTTGGTTCAATAACTATTTTTTTCCTAACATCTAATAAAGTTTTATCCTTTAAAATTTTCTTTATGATGTTTGAGTTTGTATCTGTATAACTTTTTGATATTTTTAATCTTTTATTTAATAACATTTCTGATGAACAAAAACTTAATTCAAAGACCTCTGAATTTTTTGATGTGTCAAATCTCTTACCAATTCTATAAACACAAAGAGCATTTTCCGTATAATCAATCTTAGCAAAGTTTTCAATGCCTGGTGTTGTGATTTTTAGTAGTAGATAATCTTGGCCATTGATTTGACCTTCAGTAAGTAAGTTGTTGGTATCAAATATTGTAATACTACCACTTAGAGCAAACTTATTTAATTCTTCAAAAATATCTATTTGAAATATACTATCTCGTAAATCTATAGATAACCCTTTTGAAGTTATTAAAGTTGCTTGTTGTATATCATATTCGCCTGCATATTGTATAGTCATTAGATAACATTCTCTCTTGTTAACCTCTTAAACTCTTCTACAAAATCTGTTATGTATGCTGGGTCTAATAATCTAATTCTTCTTTTATTGTCTTGAAGTGTTTCTTCATATTCACGATTTGTTATTGGTGTTGCCGATGCATAATCTGTATTAACCGTACCAATATCTATTTTTTTTGTGCCATGACCAGATTCCTCTGTAATTTCATAATGGTGAATTGCATCAATAGTTGAACCATATTTTTCATTTATATATTCGTTGAATTGATTGCCTGACATTGGCCAATCATGAAATCTATCAGTAACATTATTAAAAAGTAATACTACCCAATGTAAATTAACGTTACCATATAACTTATGTGCAATCATTTCAGGTGTCTCACCTTCAACAATATCATATGTATCATAGAGTGCTGTGTTAGATGCTATTTTTGTTCTGACAGCAACTCTTCTTAAAAGATTAGTTACATCTTTTGTGGTACCATCACCAACAGAATCATATGGTATTATAGGAAAGTTTTCAAAATACATTTTAGTAACCCTCAAATACTCTTTCTCTTGTAATGAGTTCTAGTTCTGCAAAGTTTAATGTGATTTGTGTTTCTACAGGTGGAGCTCCTTCAGCATTAGGTTCAAATGTTCTATATCTATCACCACCATAGGATACAGTAACGTTTTCACAAACACACGTTGAAACTTTTTGTAAGTATTGATTCTCTGCGCCATTATACATGTATTGTATATCAAATGTATTTGGTACAACCATTTTTCTACCTGCTCTATTACCACCAACAAACTCTGGTAACATATTTGAACGGAATGCAAATATTATATTTCTTATTTCATTTGCTTCTTGCAAATTTTTTGGAATCATCTTAAAATTAAATTGAAACTTTCTTTTTGATATGCCTTTGAATGCCAACTCCATTCTATCAGCAATGATAGCACCTGCAGCCATTTCTGCAGCTTCTCTTGCACCTTGAAACCCTGGTAATGCTCCAATTGTACCCATTAATGTTTTTATCAAACCTTCACTAACAGCTGAACCAGATGTATCTAAAAAGTTTTTCATGGCTGATGTTGCAGATTTACCTGACATGATATCATTGTATGTGTTTACACCTAACTTAGCACCAAAACCAATTTCTTGGTCTGTGTAACTTGCATTGTCAACATACGTTGCAGTTGGTGGCATGTATAAAGCAATTGCAGTATCTAATCTTACAGTTGGTGCTCTTTCAATAAAAAGAGTGTTACCACCACCTCTTTGTTCGGCAGCACCTTGATTAACATACGATTGTGATTCTTGACCTGGAGCCGTGGATTTTACATTATCATTTTGTTGAGCGCCGTATAAATTTGATGCATCTTGTTTTGTATATGCACTTGATTGACCAGTTAAATTTTTTATGTAAGTAGGTATGTTAGATTCACTTTTTGATTTGTTTAAATCATTTTGAGATGTCTTACCAACAGGACTACCAAAACCTAATTTTGCCTTTTCTTGTTTGTTAATGTAAAACATAACATAGTGACCTTGATTACCTGTGCCAGGAGCACCAGCAACATCTCTAGGAAATTGTAATATTTTTGTTGTACCTTGAGCAGTAGATTGCCCATTTAAACTTTGTCCAGCACCATTTGCCGAAAATGGTGTACTATTTGTAACTTTGGATGCAGCTGAGGTGCCTGAAAATGATTGAAATTGTTGAGTTGCTACTTTAACGTTGTCTAATATTTTTGAATTCATCTAAATAGTCCTTGTATATAATCTATTTATATGATAACATGGAGGCTAATATGGCATATAGTGGCAGATATAATCCAAGTAACCCAAATAAGTATAAAGGTAATCCCATGAAGATTATTTATCGTTCTTTATGGGAAAAAAGACTTATGGTTTATTGTGACAAACAAAACAGTGTAATTGAATGGGGTAGTGAAGAGATTATTATACCATATTACTCACCTATGGATGGTCAAATGCATAGGTATTTTCCTGACTTCTATATGAAAGTCAAACAAAAAAATGGTACAACTAAAAAGTTTATTGTTGAAGTTAAACCTAAAAAAGACATGAAACCACCACCTGCAAATCCAAAAAGAAGAACAAAATCGTGGTTTAGACAAGTAAAAACGTATGCAGTAAATAAAGCAAAATTCAAGTATGCTGAGAACTTTTGTAAGGATAAAGGTTTAGAATTTTTAATACTTAACGAAGACCATCTCGCTCCTAAGGCATATAAATAAAGGATAGGTACAATATGGCTGTCAGTAAATATATTCAACAAGTACAAAAAGCAGTAGGGGGTAGACCTCGTTCAACTGCATGGTACAGAGACAAAATTAAAGAGTTGGGTACACCTTCATCTTTAGACTTAATTCGTGATGGTAAGAGAGCATCAAGACCTTTCTTTGGTCGTTTAAATATGTTTATCTATGACCCAAAGTTAAAAGCAAAACTACCATATTACGATTCCTTTCCATTGGTATTACCAATAGAACAATACAAAGACGGATTTCTAGGATTAAATTTACATTACCTTCCTATGGGTCTTAGAGTAAGATTATTAGATAGATTAGTTGACTTTGCAAACAATGATAACTTTGATGAAACAACTAAGTTAGTGGCGGATTATGCAAAATTAAAAAATGTGAGATTAATTAGACCTTGTATAAAAAGATACTTATCAAGTAAAGTTAAATCTCAATTTAGAAGAATAGACGCAGACGAATTTACAATTGCCACATTGTTACCTGTCGCAAGGTTTAAGAAGGCAAGTGCTAATGAAGTTTATCGTGATTCAAGAAGGATGATTTAATGGCAAGAAGTAATTTATTAGACATAGGTGCTATTTCAAGCATCTTAATATATCTCGCAAAAGGCAGAGATGGTGGTTATGCATCTCCAAGTAGATATGAAGTTGTAATCACACAACCACCAAAGTTACCAGGCAATACAGATGTCCTAAGAGAGATTAATATGGAAACAACTCAAGTTTCATTTCCAGGTATGACCCTTGAAGTACAAGAAGATGTTAATATCTATGGCCCTGTTCGTAAAGTTGTAACTGGTCAAACATTTTCAGAAGTATCTACACAAATTCGTTTATCAGCAGATTTAAAAGAAAGAAATTATATCGATAGTTGGCAGAGAATGGGTGCAAACAGACAAGACTTTTCCGTTGGTTACTATGATGACTATGTTGGTCAAATGGAAATATATCAATTAGATAAAAGAAATAGAAGAACTCATGGTGTTAGATTATTAGAATGTTATCCACAATCCGTAGCAGAAATTGGTCTTGACTATGCAACAAATAATTCATTGTCCTTTATGAATGTAACATGGGCATATAGATATTGGATAAACTTAACTGATGAATCACAATTACCTCAATCTTTCTTAGAAGAGGTAGGTCAATTAGTTGGTGGGTTTGTCAAAAGAGAGATTGCTGGTAATTTACCACCAGTTATTAGAAGATTGAAAAACAATCTTTAATTAAATAATGCAATTTATTATAGGAGTATATCATGGCATTACCAGTACTAAACACACCAAAATATAATTTGGTGTTGCCTTCGACAGGCAGAGAGATTGAATTTAGACCTTTTCTTATGAAAGAGCAAAAGATTCTTATGTTGGCTCAACAAAGTGAAAGTTCAAAAATGATATCAAAATCAACAATGGATATTATCAAAGCATGTACGTTTGATACTGTAAACGAAAAAAATCCTTTATTTGACATCGAATATGTGTTTTTAAACATACGAGCAAAGTCTGTGGGTGAAACAGTAAGTCTTACTATGACATGCCCAGATGACAAAAAAACTAAAGTTACTGTAGATGTTAATCTAGAAGAAATACAAGTACAAATCACAAAAAATCATTCTACTGATATAAATATTGGAGACGGTATTAAAATGGTGATGGGTTATCCTACTATTAAGGATATTGACTTCTCTACAAAAGATGACCCAGATGCAGCCTTTAAGGTTATTAGAGCCTGTGTCAAAGAAATACACAATGGTGATGAAATAAGTAAAAGAAGTGATTTTAGCGATAAAGAGTTAGATGAGTTTATGGATTCATTTAACAGTGTACAGTTTGAGAAAACTATGGAATTTTTTAACACTATGCCTAAACTAAGACATACGATAGAATTAAAAAATCCTAAGACTAAAAAGACATCAAACGTTGTGTTGGAGGGTCTCGATAGTTTTTTTTAATATGCCTTTCTCATGATAGTGTGGAAAACTACATGTCAACTAATTTTAACATGATGCAACACCACAAGTATAGTTTGACAGAATTAGAAAATATGATGCCATGGGAAAGAGAAATCTACGTTAAACTTTTAATCCAATGGTTAAAAGACGAAGAGATGAGAATTAAGGCAGAAAATAGAAAACAAGGATAGTAAAATGGTCGAAACAAAAAAAGTAAACCTAGAGTTAGAAATTGATACAAGTACAGTTGATTCTAGTAAAAATAAGTATCAGGGTTTAATCGACCTTGCTAGAGCAGTAGATGCTTGGAGAATATTTCCAAGACTATTCTTATCTGTCTATATTGTATTGTTATACAAGTGTGTTATTTGGTATATGAACTTGTCTGCTCCTACTATGGAACAATCGGGTTTAATAAGTATTGTTGTAGGTGCTGGAGCCGCATGGTTTGGTTTATATACTGGTACAAGTAAAGGAAAGAAATAATGGCAAAATTAGGTGACCAAACAGACTTTAGTTACAGAGTAAGCAAAGTAACAAAAGTTGTTGATGGTGATACAATAGATGTTATCATTGATTTAGGATTTGATATCATGTATAAAAGTAGAGTTAGACTATTTGGTATTGATACACCAGAAAGTAGAACTAGAGATTTAGTAGAAAAGAAATATGGTTTATTATCTAAAGAGTTTTTAAAGACACAACTTAAAGAAGGTAAGATTGTTATTAAGACACATAAAGATGAAGAGACAGGTAAGTTTGGTAGAATACTAGGCGAAATCTTTGTTGATGGTGTAAATGTCAATCAATTAATGTGTGATGAAGGACATGCTGTTTTGTATGAAGGCCAAAACAAAGCAGACATAGAAGATTTACACCTAAGAAATAGAAGTATTCATAAGGTAGACTAATGGCTGAAAAAGACGTAATAAAAGGACAAGAGAAAATGTCCAAAGGACAAGAGAAAATGTCTGATATCCTTTTAAAGATGAAAGGTATCGATGAAAAGCGTCTTGCGAAAATCGAACAACAAAATGAATTATTTAAAGAAAGACAAACAACACTAGACGAACAAAAAGCACAACTAGAATCATTAGGTTTAACTGCATCAGAAAATAAAGAATTTAGTCAAGCACAAAATAAACTAACTCAACAAAAAACTAAGTTTGAAGCACAACAAACTCAAGAAATTAATCGAAAAACTTTTGGTGAAAAAGTTAAAGATAGAGCAGGTAGTATTAAAAACTTTGAAGGATTAAAAGATTCTATTGGGAATTTAGGTAAAGGTCTCGCAAAAGGTATTGGTGGATTCTTTAATAATCTTGGTGGAAAAGGTTTGGCTGGTCTTAAAACTGTTTTAGCAACAGCAGCCATTACCGGATTTTTAATTGCTACTATCGCTTTCTTAAATAGTGAATATTGGGAAACCACAAAAGACTTTATTGTAAACGATATGTTACCTGTTGTTCTTAAATTTAAAGACTTTTTAGTAAATAAATTATTTCCAGCAGTAGGAAGTTTTTTTGGTGCCTTTGGAGATTTTGCAGACGAATTAGAAAAATTCAAAGAAGACCCAAGTGTTGAAAATGCTAAAGGATTGCTTAAACCTGCAGGTACAATTGCATTAGGCCTTGGTGCTTTGTCATTAATATTTGCACCATTTAAAACAATAGGTTTAGCAACAAGTGCCGTAGGAAAGGCTGGAGCAGGTTTAGTTAGTATATTTAGTAAAGGTGGTGTTATTGCTAGCAGTTTAAGTAAGGTTGGTGGTGGTATTTCAATAGCAGCTAGAGCGGCCGCCACAGGAGCAAGATTCCTACCTGTCGTAGGTCAAGTCTTAACAGCCGCAATAGGTATCTTTGGTGGAGCAAAAGCAGCTATACAAGAAGTTAAAGATGGTGGAAGTTTTGGTGATGCATTAAAAGCAGGCATCGGTGGTGCCATTGATATATTGTCTTTTGGTTTTATTAAACAAGAAAAAATTGAAGAACTATTAACTAAAGGTACTGATTTTACTAAAGATTTAGGTATAAAGATTAAAGGTATATTTACAGACCTTATGGCAAGTCTACCAACATGGGATGATATATCTGCAAAAATTGGCGATGGTATGGATTTTGTTTCTGATTTTGTTCAATCTTTTTTAGATTTAATACCCACATTTGAAGACATCAAAGCATTACTTCCTAGTCCAAAAGAAATAATTGATAAAGTTTCAAGTGGTATTGGTGACTTCTTCACATTTGGTGATAATGAAAAAAGAAAAGAAGGTAATACAAGTAAACGTGGTAAAGGTGTTGGTGGTAAAAAAGAAGTATTGGGTGAACCAGTTACAACATTGACAACAACAGAAAAAGATTTTTTTGGTAATGCTAGAAATACTGTCATACATAAAGCATCCGAATCAGAAAATGCTTTTAGTAATTCTATTAAACCAGATGCAACTTTAAAAACATCAACAAATCCAAATAATATGAGTGGAGCATTAGATGCGATGCAACGAATGACTAAAGAAAATGCTAGTCAACAAGTTGTCTCACCTCCTATTATTATTAACAATTCAGATAATTCTCAAAAATCTGAAACTAAAAATACTTTTCAAGAATCTATTGTAGATAACAATGGCGTACTACAAGCCGCAGGCGTCTATTTCTAAATAAAAAAAAGGGCGCCTAAGCGCCCTCTCTCTAAGACTATAATTAAAATTAATTATGCATATATGCCATCAAGTGCAGCTAAACCTGCAGCGATGATTTCTTTGGAAGGTTTTCCAATTCTGTATGACGTTCCGTTCTTTACGGATTTGTTTGCATACACACAGTGACCTTCTTCACGTAGTTTTTCTACTACTGCTCTAGGTCTTGCAAGAGCAAAGTTTGCCTTTGCTTCTGACCAAGTTACTTTGTCGCCTCTTAATAGTGCATTAAGAAACTTTGTTGAGTTTGCTAGTTTTTTTCTTCCCATGATATTCTCCTTTTTGTTATCAATTGTTGATTCTAGTGTTTTGAAAAAGTTAATCATTATGATTACTCCTTATTTGTTTATTAATATTAATATACCATAAACAATGGACATTGTCAACACCCTTTTTACAGGGTGCGACAATCTTGACCAGATTAGTTATTTGCTAACTTCTCGAAATAAGTCATTGTTTCGTCAGTGTCCTCATCCGTTGCAGCCGCAGAAGGTATCTCTTTAGGGGATACTTCTTTTGGTTGAGCAGGTTTGGATTCAGCAATATCATCTGTGACATTACCGACCGATACTGTACCAGAAAGTACAACATCTAGACGTGTTTTCAATTCCTCATATGATTTAAAGTTAGATGTAGCAGTAAAATCAGAAAGTGCATATGCTTTTTGACATACTGTTTCTGTCTTTGCTTCATCTTCAAATAACTTAGAAGGTGCTTCGAACTCTGATTTATCATAATTCCAATAGCCATCTACTTTGCGAATTTTCAGTTTGAAGTTCGCACCAGAGAATGGGTCAAATGGATTGATAGGTGATTCGTCTTCAAACTCTGGTTGCATTGCAGCCAAAAGTTTGTCGTAGATTTTCTTACCATATTTGAATAAGAATACCTTACCTTCGTTATCTGGGTGTTTTGGGTCACTCACAACATAACCGTTAGAGTAGTATGATAACTTTCTCTTTTGTTTACGAGCGATTTCTTTATCAGATTCAACACCTGTATTCCACAATTTAGAATTGTATTCTGATACAGGGTCTTTTGAACCGACAGTTGTAAGTGAGTTCTCAATAAACCATTGACCCGTTGGGCCTTGGAATGCATGAGAGTATACCTTTGCCCAAGGTAAATCTTCACCATGAACGGAAGGTAGGAATCTTAGAACAGCGTATCCGTTACCAGACTTATCTAATTCAGGTTTCCACAACCTTTCATCAGTGTATGATTTCTTTTCTTGGGGTTGGTTTTCCTCCTTGACAGCACCAAGTAGTTTGTCAAGTGAGTTATTCTTTCGAATTGTATCGATAGTCATCGTATGTCTCCTATGTTAGCGTATGTTAATAGATTTACATTATCTAGTCTTTTGGCAGTATCCACAATATCGTGTTTATGCCCGACCCAATTAAATTTAACATCTGAATATTTTCTAAATGTCATATGTAATTGAAGTCTCCAATTGACAGGGTTGAATCCTTTTGCTGTTGAAGGCAAGTAATTCTTACTGTCCTTGTATATATTATTTATACTATCGTCATAAGACGAAAAGTCAAATCCAAACATATACACTTCACTCGCACCATTTTGACAAGCAAGATTAACTGCTGTACTTCCAGCAGACCAATCTTTAGGGTTGTAAATTGGTACTATTAAGTCTTTCGATTCATTATTGTAAATGATATGAAGACCTAAATCTTTTTTCACTTTTAGTTCCAAATCGTCTGGGTCTAAATGTGGGAATCCTTTTTTAATTAAATTAATTTTATTGTTCACAACTGTTTCATGTGAACCATTAATAACACATGTTCCTAAATCAAATCCGTATGTGTGTCTATCTTCTTCTTTAAAATCATGATTGAAACTCTCTAACATAAATGGGTCACTAGGAACTGGGTTCCAATCAGTAAACCAACATTTATATTGTTTTACATAATCACTATCATAGACTTCGCCTTGCATTCCATAATCAACGACAACTAAGTTATCGACTGGTGTGTCTCGATAGATTGCATTACAACCCCATGAGACACCACCGTAATTCGATACTTTAAAGCCCTTACGACTTTCGCCGTTTCCATAAACAAAATGTTTCAATATTATCTCGTTGATGAATTGTAAGTATTTGTCTTTTTGACAAATGGTTTTTTGAATGGACGATTAGTAATTTTTGCAAATTTCTGACCGAGGTCACTCAATTGCCTTTGATATAAGGCACAATCAAATTCTAATTCTTTGACTGTTTCTTCCAAAGATATTATTCTTTGTTTTGCAAGTTCAAGTTCATCGACACCTGCGTTTTCTAAGGCTTGTTTCAAATCATTCATGATTAGATTCCTTTACTGCGTTAATTAAAGCTACTTTACACTTATTCTTGTCTATTGTCAAGAACTTTTTATAATTATTTAAGATTTTTTTTATATCTTTCCAAATCATATCATTGTCTTTCCAATTCTTTTGAAAATGCGTCAATTCGTCTAATATAATCATTGTTTCCATTGATATTCTTTTACCTAGATATTCTCTTAATAATAGTGGGTGTGTATCTTCCCATTTAAATAATTCTTCAAACCTATTAGCATAAGGTTCTATTTCATTGATAAATGTGTATGATAAAGACTGTGTTTTTCTTTTCCAATCTATATAAACATCATCCTCAAACTTACCGACCCAGCCACCCTTACATGCGACATAATTGGACACTAGATAGTTTTCTATCTCTTCCTTTGTTTGATACTTTCTGGCTAATCGTGCAAAAAAGAATCTGTCTTTTCTTTTATAGTAACTATCTCTTTTTATTTTTGTTTTCCCACCATATTGATGGTAGTCGTAATTCTCTCTACTAAAATGTGCTTTTAAAGCACAATACATTAAATAGACATCAGCCGCTTCCATTAAACGGGCAATTTACCTACACCAACATTATTATCACTTATCAGTAAATTTAATTCTCTAGCATTGACTTCAATTTTATCTTTTAGTCCTTTTGTAATTAACTTTTTAACACTCTCTACTTCTAGTGAATTTTTATCACAGTAATATAGTATTGCATCCAAGTGTGTCATTCTCTTTTCTGATGCTAACTTTTCTATTTCTAATGAAAAGATTTTTGGTGTCTTTTTAAATAAGTCCATTTATATTTTCTCCATAGTATCTAACAATGTTTGTTCTGGTCTTCTCATCATTAAGTTTTTATAATTGTATTCTAATATATCGTAATTGTCAACAACTAATTGTTTTAAATCAATTGTACTTAAATGTGATACTAACTTAATGATGGCATTCATTCTTTTATTAGTATCTCGTATTTCATCATAACTTTCATCCCACATATGGTTAAAAGTTTTATATCCTATCAGTTATAGACATATAATCTATTTCTTGAGAACTTGATAAAAATAGATACTCATCATCTTCTAATTTAACATCAATAATAGGATTGTATTGTAAAAAATAATGTAGAGAATGCCCAATACTACACCATACTATTTTTTTATCTGCAAATGGTTTAAATAATTCTTTTACTTTAACATGTTCCCTACTACTACCAAGTATAAAATCAGAATTGTTATTTTGATTGACATTGCTACGGTCAGAATGTTTTAGTGTTCTAGCAGAATGTTTATTGTTAATAAATCTCATTATAAATTTTATAGGGCTTTCTGTTGCCAGGTGCCCTAAACCCCGGGTGCCTAATTAGGCAGCCATTGCATACTCATATTGGTCTGCGTGTAAAAATGAACTCTCGGTTAGGATACTTACTATTAGTCAATCCTATTTCACCCCCTAAATCGAGGTTTAAACTATGGTGGAGGTGGAGGGTACTGCCCCCTCGTCCTCAATAGCGTTTTACAGAACTTCAACGAATTCAAGTATATTTATACCATACTTGAATGTGAAAGTCAAGGGTTAAATTGGTGGTTGTTCTTCTAAAATCATAGGACGCCATTCTGTGTAATTTTCAATCAATTCAGCCTCAATACACGATAACTCTAAATTTACATCTGATAATTCGTTAGAAAAGTTATATCTTGCGTATTCACAATAAGCTTGACTGTTATACTTAAAACCCGATGCAATATTGATGCATTGGTTACCCATTGGCCCTAAACATAGAAATCCTATTAAAAAATATGTTGTCATATTACTATTTATGTTCTTTTGTAATCAAATGTCATACAATGCAGTCCACCATCCCACATTCTTCAAGTTTACCGTACTCTGTCGAAATCATTTCTTACATCCTTTAACATTTCAATGTACTTAGGGTCTTTATTTTTAACAAACTCTTGAACAGTACCATCCTCTGTTACAACAAGAATCACTATTTGATTGATTGGTGTACCAGTTCTTTCTTCATACATTTCAGCATATGCTGATGCTTGAATATAATAGTTCTCATTGTATTCATCGTTTCGTTCTTTTTTTGAAGTTTTAAAATCTACGATAGATAGAACACCATCGTACTCTGCGATACAATCTACTCGACCTGCAACTTTCAATGTATCTGAATATAAACCACATTCTTGAAAGTGTATATTATTAATTCTTTTTTCTAGGACAGGTTTCAATTGACCAAACAAACATGTTGCTAAGAAATTACTTTTATCATATTCTTGATTGTTTAAAAAGTCTTCACACATGTGGTGAACTTTTGTACCTCTTGCAGCTGCAGTTCTAGCAACATAGTTAGCAACTTCTTCGCCAACTCGTTTACGCCACTCAAATAGTCCTTTTTTATTTCTATTTGATAATACAGTTGTAATAGACGGGTATTTTTCGCCCTCAGGCGTTACATAGTATCTTTTCTTATCAATCGTTTCAGTAGTAAGTTCTGGTAGTTCTTTCAAGTCCACATGATTAAATGTCATTATATATCCTTTGTTTATAGCATTTTGATTGCTGTCTCTGTCGTCTCATCAACTCTTCTAGTCCAACCTTTACCAAAGGTGTCAAATGTAGATAATTCTTCGTAATATTCTTGTCTTGCTTCTTGGTACTTTTTAATTGTATCTTCTACACCCCATGTTTCTAAATGCAGTTGTAGTTTTCTTAATGTATTTGGGCCAATGCCTCCGTCAACAGTTGTGCCGATAATTTTTTGTAAGAACTTAGCAGCTCTACCTGGGCCAGCATTTACAGCAAAGTCAAATACGCATAAGTCTAAACCTTCTGCAATGTCTTCACATTTTGTTCTACCCCAATAATTTTTTTCGTAGATAGGTGCAACATCATCAACTGTTAAGTCTTTCATGTCTTTTGCTCCACCCCATTCTTCATAAACTCTTTTGGTTACTCCTAAGTTAGTTTCGCCACCAGGGTCTTTAGGATGATTAACATAACCACCTTCGTGATGTAAAATAATTTCTAAACATTTTTTAAAGTTGCTCATAGTTCTACTCCAAAACCTAACTTTGTTTTCTCTATTAAATACTCTCTAACAAATCCACTTCTTACAATGTCACCAATATTAAATTCAGTAACATTAAAAGATGACATGTTATCTAAAATCTTCACAAAATCATGAAGACCATTTCTCTCGTTTGACTTTGTTAAGTCTGTTTGAAAAAAGTCACCTGCAAAGGATATCTTAGAATTTTGACCTATTCTTGTTACAATAGTATCTAACTCATGAAAGTTTAAGTTTTGACATTCATCTACTATAACGATTGTATTATCAAATGTCAACCCTCTTAAAAATGAAGTTGACATAAAGTGTAATGTTCCTTGATTTTTTAATCTTTCAAAGAGCATTGAGAATGCTTGTTCATTTGGTTGTTGAAACATAAAACGAACCATATTCATATAATTTATTTGATACAATGCTGATTTATCTTCTTCATCACCAGGTAAGAAACCTATTTCTCTAGTAGGTATAAGAGAACGAACAATAATAACTCTATCGAAAGGTGTCTCTGGGTTTAATACATCTTGAAGTGCCTTGTATAAAAGAATAAATGTTTTACCAGTACCTGCAGCACCATAAACAAATTGATTATTACCTTTATCCCAAGTATCAAAAACTGTTTTTTGATTATCACCAATTGGTTTGATTGACAATAAATCTTTTGCTTTTACGTCTTGTTGTTTAGCCATTTATGTTTACCACTGCATCACCAGCTGGAAAATATTTCTCCAATACTTCGATTTGTTCTGCATACTTACCAATTGCGTTAAGTTCTTTTTCAACACTTTCAAGTATATCAGTATGTTCACCTACACCAACTGCATTTTGCATATAAATTTCTACATTTACTTGATGTTTTGCAATTTGCCCTTCGGCATGTTTAATTAAAGCTTTTCTCATTGTGTCTTTTCTGGTATCCATTTTCAACTCCTTATTTAATTATCCCATGTTTTTTTAGAACGTCTTGGGTCTTTCCTTGTTTTGTACTCTTTGAACCATATCTATCTGCAAGTGCCGATGTTGGATGTGCTTCAGCAATCCTTGATAAGTTCTCTTTAAATCCGTCATCAATCTTAGGGCCAACACCCATAACATGGTCGCCTACTAATGCGGCTGCCGTTGGTACCTGTACATATTTAGGATTCTTTTTAAGTATATCTTGTAGTTCAGACCAAGAGCAAAACTCTTCAAATTCTTTATTTGTTTTTTCATCTCTAATGATGTACGTTGGCATTATCTGTTTCCTCTATTTTTTGTTCTATTAGTGTTAGTGTTGTTTCAACATTAATTAAATGTTCTTGTTCATTTTCTTCAATTATGATACCAAACTCTTCTTCAATATCCATAACTAACTCGACAGCAGTTAAACTATCAAAGTCTAGGTCATCAATAAAATGAGAGTGCATTTCAATATCTTTGTCTGTAAATCTTTTTGTTATTTCTATTAATTTATGTTGTAATTCCATTTGTATACCATTCTGGTGCCACTCTGTTCTTCCAAGTAGCAAAATCCTTTTTATATTTTATATAGTAACTATGATAAGCATCAATAACATTTGAAGTTTTACACTCCTCTGGCATACATTGAGGTAACTCTGTAACAGGCCCATAAGGCAAGTTCTTAGGTGCTTTTTGTAACCAAAACGATGGTTTAGATGCACCATGTTTCTTACCATATCTATAAGTAAACTCTTGTAAAAGTGCAATATATAATTGTAACAACTTGTAATAGTTACCTGTAGATTGTCTTAACCAAATACTGTCTGGGTGTTTAACATGAGACGCAAGGTATAAATGATTTTCTCTTTCGTCTAAAAGTTTCCAGCGTTTTGCTTTTCTACCTGTTTTAGTTTGACCAATATATTCTTGGCCATCTAAAACTCTATGAGTTGTACTTAACAATTGTGCATACTCGATAGGCATTTTTACTACATGCTTATCACAATGCATTTCTGCACACACAATAGGGTCTGTATTTAATTCAAATATATTCATGCTTTTAAGTTCCTCTCTTTTTTCATCATCTCGAAAAGTGCATCTTTCCATAAAAAACTATATTCACAATTGCGATACTCTTTGAACCAAGGGCCGCCTTCTGTAAAGTGTAGTGCTTTAGGTGTTGCAATGTTTTCATACCAACCAACTAAATAATTCCATTCTAATGATATATCTCCAATTTCGCTGTCATCTAACCATCCAAATCGATGAAAGTACTTACCATCATAACTCATATCATTGATATTGTCAAGGGCTAATTCTTGTCTTGTATCATAACCTATAAAAATTTTATTCATTTATTTTTCTTTTTATCCACACCATTGATTTTAGAATCATCATAGGCATCTTTTCTAATTGGGTTACCGTCAATATGTTGTTTAAAACCAAAATGTCCATAGTCTCTTGAATCTGGTAATGTTTCCCACCACTTACCATGAAATTCTTTATTATCATTATAACCATCAGAGCCACCATCTTCTAAGTAGATATACTCTTGATGCCTTTTACCAGCATCAAATCTGAATGGTACTTTATCTAATCTTTTACTCTTTACCATATGTCGTCATATTTCCCCATTAACTTTTCGTATTCTTGTCCTTTAAAAAACTTAGGATTTCTTTTTGCTGTTTCAAATGATGCTACTGTAACAAATATCGCTGCTACAAAAACTAAATGTGCTATTGCAGTATAACCAAAAACAGTCCAACTGCCTACTAAAAGAGAAAACACAATACACCACATCCAACATAAAACTTGTGTTAC